AATAAAAAAAAGTAAAGGCATCTAAATGGCGATTAGGAAAAAGGATAGATCGTTTGAAGAAATCCTTAAAGATGTTGTCATGGAAGAAGTTCCTATAGAATACATTACCCATATACAATTAAAAATGAACAATGGGCAAGTGTTGGAATTCTCCCAAGACGACCTTGTTGGTATGAAAGATGCCAGCGAAGTACTTAAAGCGAGTGGGTTAGAGCATTTGCGTGAAAGTGTGCAAGACATAGAAGTATTCATTGATAGCGCCAAAATCAAAGGCAGAGTCGTTAACTACGTTAGAACTTTACTAGACGGGCAGTTCGGCGACGAACCAAAATAGTACATATAAATATGTATGTTCTCATGAGCATACATATGAAAAAGTTAGTCAATGCTGCCTGCATGAATAAAAGCAATCCTACATTTTTAAAACCTGACGGTTCATACTTGCCCTGTTGCTGGGCGGCCACCAATCCAGATTTTATAAATTATCTAGGTGTGGAATTATACTCTCAATTAAATATCAATAATTATTCTATTGATGAGATCATGAATTCCCAGGCAATGAAACTGATAACAGAAAAAATTTTGTCAGATGACCCATTTCAAATATGCATTAAAATATGCAAAGCGGACACAACAAAATTTGGCAAGGATATTATCAGCAGTTCTGTTATTGACAAAGACGGTGTTAATAGGGCGGTCAATCTTTGATAAATTTAAAGGATCCTGGACGAATAGAAATAGAGCTTACCTCTAAATGTACATTAGAATGTTCACTATGCCCCAGAACTTTGGATTCTAATGAAACAATAACCAGATGGAAGTTCGGCGAACTAAATTTTACTGCTGTAGAGCGGTTGATAACTCAAACTGTCAACACCAAAAGTTTAATTTTGGGTGGAGGTCATGGAGATCCAATTTACTATTCAAGATTATTTGATGTGATTAAACTAGCGCACCAACATAACATAAACGTGCATCTAGAGACTGCTGCCAATTTAAGACCCAAAGAGTGGTGGCAAGAACTTGCCAGTATAATAAAACGAAATGACACTATAAATTTTAGTGTAGATGGTTTAGAGCATAACAATCATATGTATAGAAAAAATGCCGTATGGTCCAGTATACAAACTGCCATGTCTGTCATTGGTACGGAGTCTAAGTGTAACACTATTTGGAAATGGATACTATTTAGATACAATGAAAACGATATTGTTGAAGGCTATAAATTATCAAAACAATTAGGGATAAGAGAATTTAGACTGGTGGAAAGTGGCAGGATTCCTATAGGTATGAAGCCAACAAAAACATATCAACAGGCTATAGATGAAATAAAAAATTACAAGGCAAGTCTGAGCCATCAGACTAGTTGACTTTTTCAATAACAAACAGTAAAATATTAATATGACATTAAAAACTGAAATCAATTTCGAACAAGATAAGAACTATGTTCCTGTATTGGATCATGGTTTCGTTGGTCTAGTAGACCATATGGGCAGTGACAGTGCTATTGTGCAGGCTGCTCGTGTCAGTTATGGTGCTGGCACTAAACAAGTTCAAGACGATAGAAACTTAATCCGTTATCTGATGCGTCATGAACACACAACACCTTTTGAAATGTGTGAAGTAAAGTTCCACATTAAACTTCCTATCTTCGTTATGCGACAACTTGTACGTCATCGTACTGCTAGCATGAACGAATATAGTGCTCGTTATAGTGTGCTTACAGATGAGTTTTACATTCCAGAATTGGAACAAATCCAAAAGCAAAGTACGACTAACAAACAAGGGAGAGAGGATGATGAGTGGGGATTCGAAGAACGTAGAAGTGTGCAACACGCCTTCCAAAGGAGCTTTTTTAACGCTTATCGAGAATACTCCCAACTTCTGGGAAAAGATGGGTCTGGCCTTGCTCGCGAACTCGCCAGAAGCGTTTTACCTGTTGGAGGATACACTGAACTCTACTGGAAAGCAAACTTAAAGAACTTCCTACACATGGCTCGCCTGCGTATGGATTCACACGCACAGTGGGAAATTCAGGAATATGCTCGAGCTATGTATGATCTAGCCAAGCCCTTGTTCCCCGAAGCTTGCCAGGCTTTTGAAGACTATGCTGTTAATTCTGCTAAATTCAGTTCTGGGGAAATGATATTGTTGACAGAACTAGTCGATGAAGGCAAGTGGCAAAGACTACTACACAAATATGACGGCAATGAAAATGCCATGGCCAGCGACATGGGTTTGAGCAAAAGAGAACTAACAGAGTTTAAAACAAAATTAGGTCTGTAATGGATCTATGCTGATCTCATTCACATGTAAACGTGCAGGCTGATCAATAATCCATTTAATATAACCAGCGGCATCCTGAATAGACATACATGTTCTTTCAGGATGTTTCTCTTGCACGTTACTTAAACTGCCGAAACTTATATAAGTTACTCTGGGGCCGCCATTCCATACCCCCATCATACCTAGGCTGTTGCAGTAATCACGTAGAGCCTTTTTCTCTGCATTATACATCCACTCTGTAGCCTTCTTGGTTCTATCGGTTGTAGAACCTATGCAGATGATTAGTGGTGATTTGTTTGCTGTCTTTAATTTTTTATATACCACGTCTAACAACACGGTCTGATTAAATTTGTATAATGCGCTACACAAAATAATGATATCAAAATCTATTGCCGCTTCTGCAAAACGTGCTTGGTCAGCTGCCTTGGTTAAATCATAACCAACGCTTCTGCTTAGGAACGTTACATCGTGATCTACTAGTGAATACTTGAGGCCTTCGGCTAGACCATATTCACTGTTGCCCGCTACTAGAATCTTCATATGTCTTATCACCTGGGAATAAAGGTAGTTTAGTGCCTGGTGCACGTTTTGGTATCTTACTATCTGCGCTACTTACGCAACTATGGCCGCTGCATGGCATGGGCTTATCGTATAGTTTAAATCCGGTTTCAATATGGCCTAGTGGCACTTCACTGCAACTATAGCTACGTTTGATTGTACCGTCTGGTTCTCGAATGATAATGCCTCTGTAGCCACTACTACACTCCCAACCATGGAAATTGTTAAAGTTAAAGGCATTGAAACGTTCTGCTTGGTCCATGAACCAGGGGTTACCTTCCCGATCAATAAACTCAACCTGATAGTGTGCGTCCACTGCGGCCTGCTGTTTGTATCCGGGGTCTGCCTTGTCTATCATGTAAGTAGGCTTTGGTCTTTTAACCAAGTCTGCCCTAGCGGCTTTGACTTCGGTAAATGCTCGCTGTGGCATGCCATTATGCAATTTGGCCAGCATGTCTTCCGTATAACCGTCTACCACACGGCTGGCTGTGGGATCGCTTTGTGGTTTTAGTGTAACATTAATGCCACGATCATGGAAGTAAAGAGCAAGGTCATATATTTCATAGAACTGTTCAGGTACCATGACCATGTTAATGGTAATTTGAGTATCGTATTCTTGGCATAGCACCAGCTTGTCAGCGAATTCTGCTACCTTCTTCTTTGTATCAACATGTTCTCTATGACAGCTAGCAGTAATGCTGGCGCGATGGAAATACTTAACCGCAGGAACATACTTTTGTTCAAACCACTTGATGGGGCGACTCATGTTTGATGTCATGTGTACGCTGGTATAATTTGTGTTCTGAACATCATCATTTAGGTGATTTAAAATATCAATGTAAGCAGGATGGAATGTGGGTTCACCACCACTTAGACTAAAATGGTAGCTATTAAAACCACGTTCACGTGCCTGGCGCTTGATCTCGTCTACTGTTTTGAGCATTAAGGGTGTAGGACGATGATCCTTGGTGTCACTGCGAGCATAGGGCCAGCAGTAGCTACAGCGATAGTTACAGTAGCGGCCTAGTAGCCAACTTACTGTAAACATGTCGCGGTACAGCATGGTTCTTTGACCGACTCTTACTAGATCCTTGTAAGGAATTTTAGTAAAGTCATATTCGCTGGTTTTTAAATCACTCATCTTGTTCGTATATAAATTTAACATCCTTACCGGGACCAACTTCGCTAGGCATACCGCCATACTCTTTTACATACCATTCTATAGCAGCCACATACCAACCTTGGCTGTTATGTCTGCTGGCCTTGTTGAATTTATGTATGTTGTCATTGGTAGCTTCCATGGAGGCTATTACTCTGGCTGCTTCTAATTGTAGTTTTCTTAATGGTAGTTCAGAGATATTCATGTATTATATTTACTTTTACTAGCCATCATGTCAGGCAGACACCAGCATGAATTGTAAGGACAAACCACACCATCATTTGGCAACCATTTTATATTGGATTCTTTCCAGTTACCAAAATCCTCATCGGTGCCTAGCATACAACCGCTGCCCCTGCGTATAGTGCCATTGGCGTCCAGAGTTATTTTGTCAACGCCAATAGCACAGTACCAATCCTTAAACCTGTTTTGTTCGTCTATTAAAATCTGACTGGTCACTGCCTGCAACTTTTTATCATTGTCATAGGTAAAACTTGGATTAAATATAAATTTCTTAGACTTAGACACACGCATATTAGCCTGCATGTAGTCTATTTGTGCCTGTGTGTATTGAACTCTACTATCAGCCACAGTCTGATATCTATTATCGACAACTTTTATTTCCAAACTGGTGAATTCTTTTACGTGCTCTAGTATGTATTCCCTGGCATGAACAACCTTGTCCCAGGCATCAGGCCAGGCTAGAACTAGTATGGTCTTATAGTCATTGTCTAGTGCATTTATGCTCTCTACAAATTTCTCCACGCTCTTTACCTGCGTAGGATGATAGCTAAACACTACTGATGTTATTTGCTTGCCTATTCTACGCCAATAATCTTCTGGCATTACACCATTGGTTATAAACTTTATATGACAGTCTGGGCTGTTTGTTTTTATTATTTCCAGGGCCTCCGGGAGTTTTTTCCATATGGCTAGTTCGCCGCCCAGTAGAATATAATCCAAGCGTCTGTTCTTACCGTAGTGTGCCTGTAATTTCTTTGTGGTGTAGTCTATACTCTCAAGAGTTGGCCAACCGAAACTACCATCATGTGTTATAGTAGGACAATATTCACAGGCATAATTGCAGACATTGGTCATAGTCCAATCTACAATGACCCAATTGGGATCTGCCTCTATGCGATTAAATGGTAAAGTTTTCATATAATTCTGGACATACTGCCTGTATATTTTGACAACGTTTCTTATCTAGCACCTGAGTAAACTTTTGAAAATCATTCCATAAACTAGCAGGCTTTTTCATATTTAAGGTTCTACGCATGTTATCTATAAAAAACTTATTGGACTCTCCGTATTTCTTTTCTACATAATCCAACTGTTCTGCCGCCGCTTTCTTTATGTGCTCGGGAGCCACTGCCACATGCAGGCATTCTGGATGGGTAAGCAATCTAAATTCTATCCATTCACTGGGTCTATTTATTATGGCTTCGGCCCAATCATAAAACTCTGCTACATTAAGCATATTATATATCTGATAACTTGCATTGGGACTAAACAAGAAGTTTGTGTTTTCTTTTCTAAATGCACATAGCATGTCAATTGTAGAGGTTAATTGTTGCCAGGTGCACTGATCGCCACCGCGCATGTATTCAAACAATTTGCCCGTGCCATCAATGCTGATGTTTATGTTGACCTTTTTTGCTGACTTTAATCTTAGCAAATGCTGCTCTGTTAACAAACTACCATTAGTTGTTATGCTGAGGTGTAAGTTTTTCAATATACCCGCTGTGTCCAATATATCGAATACATCTAGTAGATCATTGTTGATAAACGGTTCGCCGCCTGTAACTGTGATCATACGCAAATCTGTTAGTCTAGGCAACAAATTTGTCACAAAGGTTTTTAGGTCATTCCTATTCTTTGTATAATCTTCATAGTGATGGCGCCCAAAACCATTCTGCCTTAGTAGCTCGTCGTCGTTTATCCAACTGTTGCTATAAAGGCTATTGCACATCCTACATTTAAAATTACAAAGGTTACTGGTGTTTAAAAATAAATGATATATCTTATTACCAGTCTTTGTATTTGCAAAGTCTTTGGTGTCCCAGATGTCACCAGTCCACCAACGCTCATTGGTTTTCCAGTTGATTCTTTGGCTGACTAATCCTTGTTGCTCACGTTCGTGGCAGGTGGCGCATCCAGGAAGGTTCCAACGACCCTTCACCATATCGGTGCGTAATTTAACAAACTGTTCATTGTCCCATACACCAGGATCTGCCATGGATCCCATGGGTAATGAACTCATCATACATCTACTAATATAACCTGCAGGATGAGTCGCTATTGATATCCATGGAATTATGCAGACATTATTTGAAGACATTGCTAAATTCAGGAACAAGATCTAATAATTGTTCCTCTCTACTTTTGTCTAGCACCTGTGTATACTCTATAAATGCAGGCAATTTGTTACTCCAATCCTCTGCATTCATATAATCTATCACACCTTGTACTTTTTTAATATGCGTGTATGGTTTCAGTCTATCGCTGGCTAATTGTTTTAGCTCTGGAGGCAAAACTCTCACATTCAAACATTCAGGATGATTCAAGATATTTAGATATATATCAGTTATCCCTGATGCTGCCAAATAGTCAAATAACTTATGTATCTCCAGGACGTTGTAGATCTGAACTGTGCAGTGTAATTGTAGATCTATCTTACCCTGTTGTTCTAGCTCTATAAATGTCTTAAGATTCTTTTCAACTAGAGACCAACCTGTAGGATATCTGATATATCTATTTAGATCCCCATGGGCGTCCACGCTAGCATTGATCTTAATCTTTTTAAAGTGTTTCCAGTATTCAACTAGCTTGTTTGGTAGATTAGTACAATTGGTATTGTACTTTAACGTGATCCCCCTAGCCAGGTCCAGCTCAATTAGCTTATCAAATAGCTTATATTGGCTCAGAGCCAGTGTTGGTTCCCCACCTGTTAGATAGATCTCATCTATGGTATTTGCTAGTTTTAACAGGTTATTGGCCACTGCGTCATCATTAGGCCAATCCATTTTAGTCAGACGTTCTATTTCACTGTCAGTTAATTGTTCCTCTACTAGGTGCCATTCGTCTACCCATTGATTACTAGCATATGGATTACACATACGGCATTTTAAGTTGCACAGATTACCCAGGCGTATATCTATATATTTGATCATCATGGGAGGAGTGGTCGACGCCTCGTAGTCAAACATATATTTTTCGTTCCAGGCTTGTCTTGCACTACGAACACCACTGTCCTCTTCCCTAAAGCAACGTTCGCACATTGCAGGACGTTGATCAGTTAATAGCTCCTGTCTAATTTGTTTCATAGTGTTACTATGCCAAAAGTCAGTCATGTCCTGATCTGTTATCTTATATGGTTTATTAGAATAATTTCTTAGTATGAAATTCTTACCTGGCGTGCTATTACAGCAGACACGCAGGTTTCCACTAGCATTGGTTGCTAGATGCATCCAGGGCAATATGCAAAACGTTTTACTTTGCATCTAATTCTTCCAATAGTTTATCATAACTGCGGCAAACGATGTCCATGTGGCCGGGGGCTGCTGCGCCATGAATAATCATGTGTATCCTAGGTTCCGTACCAAGATGTCGTACACTGTGTTTTCTACCAATATCAATTGCCCTGGCATCTCCTGGTTGCCAAGGTATAAGGCCAGCATCTTCCATGACAAATTCCACACCATCTGGATTATTAATGGCTACGTTATAAGCAGCAAGACGTCTTACTTCGTAGTCTGCATGAGGTTTGATGCAGCCACCTGGCATTAACAACATAAAACGCACACGGTCAAATTTTCTATAACTCCATACGGTCTGTAACCAGTCTTTGGTGGTAGGGCATACATCTGCTATTTCCGTCCACTTATATTCTGGTTGTTCTTCAAAGTTATATGCTTTGCTACGCCAATCGTCTGTGGTATGTTTGCTATAACCATGTATTACTAGACTATGCCAGCCTGGGTGCTCTTCTCCACGATGTTTAACAAACTCATCCATTAAGGCAAGAGCTTCTGCTTCCATTTCTTTATGTGGCACAGGCATGTCTAGTCGTAGACTAGGGCAATTACTTTCGCGCTCTATCCAGTTAAAATAATCTAATTTAGCAGATGGATCGTTACGCCAATTTTTAAATCTCTCTGGTCTTGGATTTAATACACTATAGTGATCAAAATCAATCCAGGTATTAAAAAAATCAACTACTTCCTGTTCCATAAAAATTCCTTCAAATTATGACCTATACCATGGCAGGCATTCTAGACCGGGAGTTTGTTTGGTTAGCATAGGGTTTGATAATATCTGTCTTGGTGTATGAAACCTCCAGTTAGATCCCCTACCGGGTCTATTAGAATACAAAAATAAATTATCAGGGCCTTCTTTATTGAATAAATTTATAAGGTCACGTTCTAATCTATATCTATTGGTTGCACTGTATAACCATCCTGTATTCTGATAGTGAAAGATATTGGTTAAATGCACCAAAGTATTCTCACCTTTGTGCCTATTAATTAGGTTTCTTACATAATATAATTCTGTAAGGTTCATTTCAAAATGTAAGACTTCCAGATGCGGCCAAACATTATTGATAAAATCCTCCAGGCCTTGTGGCATTAGGGTATCTATAATTTCTTGCATTCTGTCTATATTATCCACAGCTCTCCACATCGAATCTAGCTGTAGGCCGCGGGTGACATTTTCAAAGTCTTGTCTAAAATTTTTAAAGTTACATTTTGCCTTTCTAAATTCTCTCTGTATGGCAATAGACAACGGGCTAACATCAAATATACTTACTTTTGCACCTGGCTTTAAATTTGCAGTATAGGCGCAGATTAATGGTGTAAGGCCACCTGCTGTACATATTACACCCTGCATGCCTGAGGGCATTTTATCTGGTGGAGTCTCTGTGTTTGCAACAAAATGACTATAAGATTGCATATTATTGAACACATCTGTCATTTTACTGTGAAAGTCAGGTTCAACTTCAGGGTACAAATAATATTTGTTATCCCTTATTAGCTCGTTGAAGCTATTAATCCTATTTCCAGATTTGAGTGCTTCATTTAAAATATTCCAACCATAACGACGTCCAGTATAGTCGGTATTGTCGTCGGTTTTTTCTATCCAGTGAGGGGTATAGTCATCGTGCCAGTTTTCTTCGCTACGTCTTACCTTAGTAGCAGTCCAGGCAATATTCATATTTTCCTCGCCCACAAAAGGCTTACCTGCGGCACGCCACCAATTCATGTCCACCAAGAAACATTGATGGTGTAGCTCGTAGAATTTACTCCAGCGATCTAATACATGACCGGCCACTGTCAGTGTGTCTTTGTTCTTTTCAATGTACTCGGGCAATGCATTAAACAAATTTTTTCTTTTTGCTAGATGTGAACCAGTGGCAACAACCAAAAGATAATTAAGGCCTGCCTGATCTGCCCAGTTCAACAAATTATCTGCATTATCACTACAGGACACTTTCATATTATAATTAGCAGCCTCCTGAGTCCAAAATTCTGTGATATTTTTTGACAACGCCAGTGCCATTGTGTCTTTTATTCTGCTGGTAAGATCTAGCCAACCTAGACCTACTTTATTGTTCTCTAAATATTGATAGTCGTAATAAAACATTCATTTCCCCACAAATTTTTCTTTGCGTTTATCATCTAAAATTCTATTGAATTCTTCAAACTTTGCATAATTTTCTTCATGCTTGTTTGTTTTAATGCACTCGTCAATCCAATTAATTGCATCAAGAACATGGCGTCTGTTGTTAATCTCTAGAATATTTCTTTCCTGCATTATTTCTTGCCGCGCTATTAATTTTTCTTTGGCTCGTTCTAATCGATCAATGGGTAGAACGTTTGCATGAAGGAAACTAGGCCATTGTAATCTACTTGTGTGCCACATTATACCAAAGTCTTCTGTAACTGCGTCCAGTGTTTCCAAAAGATACTCTGCATTTAGTGCAGATATACAAGTGCTGGCCTTGATGTAATCCAGTCTATCACCCAATTCTGCTTTGACGTAGGCTATATTTTTCTTTATGTCAGCCCAGACTGCGCCGTGTCTAATATAGGCATTCAACTCGTCATATCCATCAATGCTGATAGTCAGTCTAACTGCCTTAAACTTTTTCCATAGATCAACAACATTGCGTCCTTTTTTAGCTTCTAAATCAGTCAAGTTGGTGCTGTATTTCAATATAACCTGGCTGGGATCTTTAATGCGCTCCAGCATGTTATAATGCAATGGATCCATCAGGGGTTCGCCCCCGGCAAATTCAAATTCTTTTATGTCATCAATGATCTCATACAGGTCTCTAACAAATTTTTCATGTGACTCGAACAAGTTCAAGACTGGCTTTCGTCTCATGTCATTTTCATTGATGATTCCATTAATATAATCTTGCTCGCCCTGATCATATATCTGTTTAACACTGTCCCAATCCTGCATCCAGGGTGTACTATCCTTGGGCCAGCACATACGACATTTTAAGTTACAGAGATTGCTTAGTTTAAATTCAACAATTGGTATGCTCCATGGTATTAGATCTGTTCTATAATACTCATCAACGATATGAGCATACTCTGCTGTTCTTTCATAATTTTGGCTTTGACGCAGACTTATAATTCCTTTGTCTTCCATCTTCCAACAGGCATTACAATGTGTATCCCTGACACCATTAATTAAATTGCTTCTTACTGTTTTATATTTTCTATGATTCCACAGATCACGCAAAGGAATATTTTGAATATCCCACATCCTGGTGCTACGGCAGCACAGTCTAAAATCACCATTGGTGGTTGTGCTAGTATGTATAAATGGCATGATGCAGAAGGTCTTATCATCTACCGAGAATCCAAAACGTTCTTTGAAAAGCTCACTTGGTTTATAGTTTTTAAGATGTTTTTTGCCTATGCCCTCACTCATTGCCAATCCTTAATCTTTTAATATTATCTGGTTGTGCTTTACTTAACTGTATATCCGCCGCACAAGTACAATTTTCTTTTGTACAAACAATTGGTTCAGTGGGTATTTCAAAACCGTTATAAATTGTGCCCAACTTGCCACCAACTTTACATATTGCACGCCAAACATTGCCATCGTTGTCTATAGTTAGGTTTTGTACACCTGCCCAACATATCCAACCTTTAAACTTGTTGGTTTCGTTTGCCAACAAATCGTTTACATTGCTTTCTTCACTGGTACCGTTTTCATAGTGAACTACGATGTTTGCCCAATTAGTTACTTTGTTAGTCATTTCTTCTTATTAAGCATGAAATCCAGTTCTTCTGGCGTGTAATAAGCATCCTTGCTTTTACCATGTGTTGTTTTCAACCCGCTCACTCCGGCTGCGGCCCATGTGCCTGTTGTGGGATCTATTCTAGGACGAATTCTTCTAATTGCCCAATGTACATCATTTTGATTCATTATATCAATGATTTCATTGGCTTCGCGCATTTTACCCGGCAAGTACATTAGGTGTACGTGTAAATTTTGGTTTTTTCTTTCTTTAACTAGCTTATTTAATTCCACGATAGTATTAATAATCTTGTCATGGTAGGCGAACTCAAAATGGTAGCTGAAAATATAGTAATTTATATAGGGCAAACTGGCTTCATACTTGGCTAGTGGTACGCTTCCATTGGTGGTAACACTGATCTTGTTTATACCATTGTCCTTGATGATCTTCAGCAAATCGATAATCTTAGGGTGAGCAAAAGGTTCGCCACCTGTTAAACTTATTCTGCATTCTTTGCCCTGTGATTTTGCCACGGTTGCTATCTGTTTGACTGTATTTTCAATTACAGCCAAATCTAAATGAGGACTTTCTCTGTTATGTATATCGCTGCCGCAATAGCTACAATCATAATTGCATCTGCGACCAAGATTCCATTCTATTCTTAGCCAATTGTCCTTGGGTGCATGGTTATCTTCTACGGCAACAATTTTAGTCATTCCAATAATCCTTTAATTCAGGAACGACGTCTAAGACGTTTTCGTCACGTAGTTTATCTAGCTCAATGGTGAAATCCTTAAAGGTTGGCCAGTGTTCTTTATACACAGCATCATCTTTTAAGTTTTTAACTAGCGTACTAAATTCTTTGATATCTTTTAATTCATTATAGGCTCTGTCACGAAGTTCTGCGGGCAGAACGAACGGGCTCAAATACATGGGTGCATTGCAAATAGTGATAAACGCACCATCTGCACTGACATTTTTATATTTTTCTTCCCATGACTTTAATAAGAAATATAATTCACGCAGGTTTAGCAAATTATAGGCCTGCATGGTAACGTTGAATCCCATGTGTACATTGTCTAGGTCATTGTACATGGCCAGTGTTTTTTCCATTTCATCAATGGTATATTTGCCACCTCTGATGTAGCTGTATAACTGGCCAGCACCTTCAATGCTAAACATTATCCTTACTTTTTTAAACTTGGATAGCGTATTCAATATTTTAGGATTTACAATAGTACCATTGGTTGTATATTGTAACGTTATCTTTTCATGCAGTCCGTTATCAATTAACAACTCCAGGAATTCCACATGGTTCTTAGCCATCATGGGCTCACCGCCCTTGAAGTCTATCCTAGTTAGTTTTTTCAGATAGGGCAGTAAACTACTTAAATCGTCTAGGCCGTGTTGTCTTATTACTTGATTTTCAGGATTGCCTTCTTTCTTAAAATCTCTGCCGATTTTTCTACCTATTTCGGCTAATTTTAAGTCCTCCTCAAACCAACTATTGCTTGCCCAGCTGCCGCACATCCTGCATTTTAAATTGCATACATTACTTAGGTTAATATCCATCTGCGTCCAAAGCAAATCAGTCTGATCTGCTTTATAGACGTAGTCATCAGGAATATTTTTAGTAAACTTATCTGTAAACCACTTGCGTCTGCTTTCGCCTATTTGTTCTTCTCTAGTCCAGCAACTACGGCAAGATTCTGGTTTTTTACCTTCTAAAAAATCCTGTCGCAGTTCTATCATCTTAGAGCTTCGTTTAAATTGTTCTGGAATATTTACTGCACCAACTTTGCCAATACTACCTTCCCACTGGCAACATGGTTTGATATTGCCATTCGCAGCTACCGCTAGGCCATGCCATGGCATAAAACAAAAATTATCAGGCAATTCTTCCTTGGTCTTTTTAACTTGTTCTACTTTATTTTCTTTGGTATTCTTATATAGATTAAAGTATGCTTCAAAGTCATTGTATATTTCCGGCGCCGCTTCTAGCAGACTGTCGCCTCGAATCTTATCAATCTCAGTGATATATCTTACAAATTCATAAGGACCGTATTGTGTGTTTTCTTTATCCGGTTCTTTTAATATAAAACCTTCTAATAGCTTTTTAATATCAAGCAAATATCTTGTTTCTGCTATAGGATTTTGTGCATCTGTTTGTTTAAAAAAGTCATAGGTATCTAAAAGATAGTTTACCTGATCAAGACTCTTTCGCAGTACATCTTTTGATAACCACTGTACGTGCAGTGATTTTGGACCAATTAATATTCTGTGCTCAAAGCTGTGTCTATTTTTGCTGCTTACGCCGGGGTGCTGATTCCAACCATAAAATTTTATTATCCATTCAATAAAATCTTTTATGTTGAGCGCATTCATGGACATAAATGTGCCATTGATGTTTAGTTTATACTGACCTTTTCTGGGCTTATCACACCAATCTTTAATTAATTCTGCCTTCTTAACTATGCCATCCCAGTCTATTGCGCCTGCACTTCTAATATAGGAGAATAATTTACCAGTAGCATCAAGGCTTAGGTTAATATTAACATATTTGAATCCCTCTAGTGCTTCGAGGTGTTTTTCTGTTACAACACTGCCGTTGGTTGTAATCATTAATTCTATTTGCTTATCCAGGCCGGCTGCTCTAAGCATACCCAAAAATTCCATGAACTGTGGTACAAGGAATGGTTCACCGCCTAGAATTTCTATTCGTCTTAGGTCTTTTCCGTTATCTACTAGTTCTTGTAACTGTTCTGTATCCAAGGTATGCTTTGATCTTTTAAATGTATTGCTGGGTCGTTCGTAAACACTGCCTGCACCGCCTGGTGGCATGCCCAGTTTCATGAGTTTTTCTTCGTCACCTATCCAGGCATTGCTATATGCACTGCTACACATCTTGCATTTAAAGTTGCATAGATTATTAAACGCAATATCCAAATGCACAAGTTTATTACCTGTAAGATTGTTGTCCCAATCTATTTCTTCCCATCGATCCTCTACAATACCCAGAGTTTGCCAATGTACTCGTTTGCTGGTTACATTTCTATTTTCTTTTGTCTGACAATTTTGACAACCACGAGTCCAGATGCCATTTCTCTGTGCCCTGCGTAATTCCTGAAAGTTTTCATTGTCCCACTGCTCTATAATAGAACCCTGTGTGACATCGCCCATCTCCGCCTCACTCATGTGGCAACGAATCATCTTACCAGTGGCATGTATAGCAATGCTTGATACTGGTAGCATGCAAATCGTTGGGCTTAGATTTTTATTTTTGTCGCCTAATTCACTCATAATTTAATAGCTTTGCCATCTCCGGAAAGGTCTTAACAAAACTTTCATTTCGTTTTGCATCAACAAAGTTAATAGTGCTCTTGCGTTTTTCGTCGATGCTTTCGCTCCAGTCATCAATAAACATCATGAAATTAATTATATTATCAACTTGTGTTTCAAAGTTATTGTCAATAGTAGATCTATTATTCAACAGTATTTCTTTTATTTGTTCTTTAACTGATCTGTGTAGAGTTCTTACATTAGAATAACCCTTGGGTGTAGTAACATAATGGGGGCTAAAATATTTAGACAGGCCCATGCTTGCTAGCTCTTTGACAAATTCATGAATAGTCACAATGTTGTATATGCTTATTGTAGCATCAATCATTGATTCATAGTTGGGTTTAGAGAAGAAATATGGTAATTTTGCTTTTACATCTGTCCAGTCTGCACCACTGCGTTGGTAATTGAATTTGTCACCAAAATCATCAATGCTGATGCTCCAGAATATCTTTTTAAATTTAGACAATAGTTGTTCTTGCTCTGGGGTAGGAAGTATTGTGCCATTTGTATTATACCATACAATAATGTTGCAGGCGTCAAACTTTTCATCAATGGCTTTCAACATCTCATAGTGTTCTTCAATCATCAAGGGTTCACCGCCCATGAGGTGTATTATTTTAATATCATCAAAACCATCAATGTTTTTCCAAAAGTCTACATTGTCGATCCATTTGGCCTGTTGGTTATAGGCAAACTCAGGACTCTGTTTGAATTCGGGATAAGACGCCCTAGTTGTTTTCTGAAGTTCATAGGACTCTTTGAGCCACTTGGCACTGTTCCATAGACCGCAAATTCTGCAGGCTAGGTTACATCTATTGCCCGCTTTTATTTCTAGCCATACTAATTTTTGGCTGGGTGCAGCACCTTCCATTATTCTTTTTACTTCATTATAAACTTTCAATGACGAAGAATAAACATATCTGCCGCTGAATTTGTCATTATGATAGTCTCCCCAACATGGGTTGCAAGCAGGATGTTGCTCATTGTTTAAAAATGCCTGTCTAAACTTTACATGGGTAGGATGATTTATTATATCAATGACGGGCATGCCGTTAGAATTAAATGTTGTACCATCATCATTTTTTAATGGGTCACCTAGACAGCAGGGCCTAACATCTCCATTAGATTCTATGGCCACGTGGAAAAAGGGCATGGCACAAAAATTATTTGTGCTCAGCCAGTCGAATACTTGATTTTTTTCTGTTTCAGTGATAGTCACCGATCTAGAATTACTCATTAAATATATCTTTCATTTCGGGGAATGTATTGTAGAAGCTGGTACCGCGATGTTGATCTATTTTTTCTAAATAGTCTTTCATTTCGGGCAATCTAACGCTCCAATCCTCGCTCTTCATAAATCTAACAAGGCCGCGTAGACGCTTAATACCATAATCATTCATAATGAAGACATCTTCACTGACTTCCTGATCAGGCAGAATGCCCAACTTATAGTTCTCAGTCCACCATGGTATAAAATCTTCTATTTTCTTTTCTACTTCGTCTTTAAACCATTTGGGCAAAACCTTTACGTTTAAAAATGCAGGCCAGTATACAAAGTGGAAATTAACTCCACCTGCACCCAGTGGCCACTTGTTTATCTTCTTGAAATTTTGCTGTAGCTTCCACTTGATGAACTCGGGAAGATAGTAAATGTTAAGAGCATTAACAGCACAGGCGATTGTGACTTCTACGTTGTCGGTTGTTTGCTCATCTAATATTTTAAATACTTCTGCTGTTCGTTCCCATTTGCTGGGATAACGAATGTATTCGTTTCTTGGACCAAAATCATCCACACTATAGTGGAAGCGAACTAGTTTAAAGTGACTCCATAGTTCAAACAAGTCTTCACGCCATTCAACACCATTGCTATTATAGCGAATCTCCATGTCTTTGGCGTATCCTTGACGAATACATTCTTCTAAAATATCATAATGTTCTTCAATTACCAAGGCTTCTCCACCTGCAAAGTATAATTGCTTCATGTGAGGAATCTGCTTGTAGAACTGCTCCCAGAACTTGGGATTATTCTTGTGCCAGTTGTAACTGCTGCCGTTGGTACTTCCTTTGTTTTCCCAATTCCAAATTTCTTTTACTTTATCATTTTCTATTGTAGGATATACAGCTTGCCAGTCTTTAACCCAACCAGAACTATCATGGGGGCTACACATGATACATGCTAACTGGCACTTAGTACCAAAACGCAGATCAATATATCTTAATTTGGGCTCAGTACTTCCGTCTTCTTTGGTCTCATCTAACAATTCTTGAAGATCAACACGCTTTAACCAATATTCTGTTTCCCACTGTCGTTTACTTCTGTGGCCTGCTGCTTCTTCTTTATAACATTTTAAACAACTAGGCGGCTGTTCTCCTTTGAGCATTTGCTTACGGACATTTTTCATGTAACTACTGTTCCAGCTGGACTCAAAATCCGCCACATTTAGGTTGTTGGGTCTACCTTCTTCGTCTTTGAGAATACCTATATTGCCGCCATGTATCTTATCATTTGTTGGACCTACGCTGCTGGCATTAGCAGTACAGCATACACGCATTTGCCCGTCGGGTCTGGTACTAAGGTGTATCCATGGCAAAATACACCATGTTTTACTAACATGGAAATAATGCTTGGTTTTAAGATTATAATCTTTATGTTTGTTTATAAAATATTTGCTTAGGTCTTCTTGTTGTTCACTCATAATTTATTTTTTCATGCAATTCAGGAAACGTTTCAGCCCAGTTAGTATTCCTTATGGTGTCTAACTTATTCAAAGTTTCGACGCAATGACGCAGTTTGCCTGCGTCACCATCAACGTTGCTTTCCAAGTATTTAATCAAATGACTTACTTTGATGTCGGGGTGTTGTTTTTCAAAATCAGTGTAAATTTTGATAAGATCCTGTTTTACACTCTTGGGCAGTATTGCTACATCAAAATAGTCCGGGCTGCTCAATATTCTAACACTGATGTTATTATTAGAAAACTTGCTGAGATATTTTAATAAGTTAGGTGTGGTATAAGCAGTTAGAACCTGCCAGGTCACAGTAAAATCTAATTTAACATTGGTTACTTGACCAAGTATTTTGTCGAGATTGGCTGCAACCTGATTCCAATTGGCAGGGAACCTTACATAGTTAAATTGATCACCAAAATCATCAAGGCTTATGCGTAGCCATATCTTCTTAAAATGCTTCCATAGCTCTAGAGCTCGCTTGTGTACGGCGGTTAGATTGGTATCATATTCCAGGGTAACTTCGCCGGCTCTGCCGCTGTCAATGACTTTTTGTAGGAAATCGTAGTGCGGTTCAATTAGCATGGGTTCACCACCCACAAGATATACTTGTTTAAGATAGGGAATCTTGGCTTCTAGTCTAGTCCAGAAATCCTCATTGTCCCACCAGGAATATTCACCAGCATCCTTGTATCTACCATTAATTTCCTTGAGATTAATTTTAGTACCGCTGTCAGTAAACGTTGTAGTACCGTTTAACAAAACATAATCTTCATACCACTGGCTGCTACTTGCTGGGTGGCACATCACGCACTTTAAATTACAAAGATTACCAAAACGTAAATCCCAATAGCTTGGTTGCCAGTCTGTATTTCCGTCAGCGTCAGTGTGAGCTATTGCTTGTTCTAATTCGAATTCGTCTAGATACATTTTATTACTGACAGTGCGCCTGCTGGCTGCACCCATATCTTCCTTGACCCAACATGTATTACAGTCTGGGTGGCGTTCTCCTGCCAACATGGCCAGTCTTATTTCTCTGGCTTTGTCACCATTTTTAATTAAGTCGAAATCATCCCTGCCCAAATTGTATGGCTTGCCGTTGTCGTCACGTATAGTGCCCTGCTGACTGTCTTTGCTGTTTGTCATTAGGCAACAAACCCTGGCGGTGCCAATTGGCTTGCAGGCCATTTGCACCCAGGGTATTACACAGAAGGCCTTGTTCATTTGAAATATCTTTCTGCTATTTTTTCTGCAAATTTTTTATGAATTTTTTCTGTAAAGTGAAACCCCACAGTAATTGTATCAGGTTCATCCACATCTATGCAATCTAACATGCTTAATTCTACTTGCTCTTTCATTTTTTCTGTAAAATCTAACAAGTAATGTTTATGCTGCAAGAATAAGAATATATCAGTAAAGCCCTCGATGTCATAAATTGTTCTCTTAAAGAACACGCTATCAACAAAGATAAGTTTGGCATCTGTTATATTTTCTATAGCATTTTTAAACAAAAACAATTCGTAAATAAACCTTGTTTCTGATATATCTAAAGGTTCGTCAGACGCTATTAAAGCCTGGTGTTGGATATCACTGGGATCTGACAAAAGCCTACTGATTATTTTATATTTTTGCCGTTCCAAAAATTTATTTTGTGTATAATCTGGTTCTTCATCCCATGCTGTTTCTTTAAAAGTAGATATCCGTGTTGGGCCTGTTAATTGAATTATTATATGAGTTACGTCGTAGCCCTTGCGTTTTAACATCATAAGATCTTGCAAAGTTCTATAACATATTGCATACATACTACTACCGCTTTGGGATGAAAAGTTTAGAACAGGTTTATTTAATATGTTTGATAGAATAGAACTCCATCGCATTTTTTTTCTATAGTCATAGCACTGTTCTAATTGTGCAGGGTTATTGTTATAAAAATCTATTTGTTTATTTAAAAATATATTTTGAACTTCAAATAGTTTGGCCTGGTCGCCGTTGATAACATCCCTATGGCTATAATGTCGTTCAAAAAAAGGTAGCAAATGGTAGTCCAGATCAGAACCTTCTGTAAAACTGTCACCGTTAACGTAGATTACATCTTTACCTTGGGTCATAGTCATCCCATTCAACAGCATTATTCATTTGAAATTCATAATCTTTCTTTAGTTTTTCAAAATCGTCTACATGGTATCTTAGATTAAGATTGCCGCCGTGCGTGTTTATTGTGAACCTAACTGCATTGAGTTTGAATTTTACCACGCAATAAAGTTTTACGCCGCACTCTAACTTGATATTAATTCCTGGCTTCTCATAGGCACCTGCAAATATATCTTTGAGTTCTTGATGTGTCAATCTATATGTTAACACAAAATTGTCATTGACCTTTAGTGATAGATCGTTTATGTCATATTTCTTATATGCATATAGTTTGAAACTATTAAAAAACGGTACCATTGGAAATTTATCATTGTTTGCGCTCATTTTTATATTCCCCACTAGATCTTGATTTAACGCTTTTTCCTTCTTCTCACATGTCCATATACATGCTTTTATAGGCTGATCGGATTCGATACTTTGTTCTATTCGTTTCCATGCTTCAGACTTAATAATTTGATCATATGTATAGTTTTTTAGATTTAATTGCAGATACAACTCTGGTCCAAGATAATTTAATAACTCATTATTGCTGCTCAAATAACAGCAGGGCAAAAAGGTACTGTCGGCCTTGACAAAGAATATGTTATTTTCTTTTTTGCATTCTGGATCAAGTAGCATTTATTTTAAACCTCATTAATTCATGATAGCAATCATCAAAACTTCTAGTAGGCTGCATACCCACTGGATAATCTCTGCCACTATCTACTAAGATGAAATCATCAAACCCCAACTCTTTGCTTAGTTTGTATCCTTCAATGATGTCATTTTCATTGTATTTGAATATTATCCACTTCCATTGTACGTATGCCTTTGTCAGCGATGTCATGGTTTTTATTCCCGCCTCCATGCTAGGCCAATCGGCATTTACTCTATATTGGTCCTTACCTGGCAGGCCATCTATACTAAAAATGAATATGTCGTTTTGATCAAAAAGGTCTGCGGTTTCCTGCCACCATGTTTGATTCCTATAACTACCATTGGTATTGATGCTTATTTTCTTGCCTGCAGATTTAATGATCTTAATTACATCATGGAATTTTGTATGATAAATTGGATCGCCATAACATCCGGATAGAATTATAGTTTTTGCAGGCGTTGCAACAACACGTTCAATAACATGCAGGGGTACTTCTCCAAAATTCCATTTTTGCAAAGTTTCATTCTTGTCCTTGGTTCTAGCACAATCAGGACAATATAGAGTACATTTGCTTGTTATTTCTAGTTCTATATTCTTTGGCTCAATCATATAGTTTAAGTATTTTGTTTAACTCTGGCAAAAAATCAGGCAACCTTTGCTTCCTTATTCTATCTAGGCCAAGTATTCTATAATTACGTCTGTCCTCTGTCTCTTGGTCCCAGGTATCTTTAGCCATCATATGATTAAGCATATTCTCCACTGTGGTTTCTGCACGCTCCATCATTCTTGGTGTTAAATTACCCTGGCGCAGTAGTTCTATATCAGCCAACATCTTGGCTTTAAATTGTTCTTTCTGTTCAGGTTTTAGACTCTGTGGGCAATAGTAGGGACCAAAATAATAGTGGCCATCAAAATCAAACTGCTTGTCACTTAGATTGTACTTGCGTTTGAATTCATCTGCCCAGAAGAACAATTCTGCTATGTCCAGCAAGTTTAGAATACTCCAGCCTGGGTCGATCTTGGCTTCTATATTTTTAACAGTCGTAACCCACTTGCTCATGTTGTCTTCTGCTTCTTGCCAGACGCCGGGATAACGCTGATAATGAAATTTGTCTTTGATGCCGTCTATGCTGAATGCAACTCTGGTACTATGAAATTTATCGTAGGTTTCTGCCAGTACATTTTCTGGCGGCAGTGTGCTGGCATTTGTATTATAACTCATCCTGATTTTATCTGCATCAGGTCTTGTTGCTAATTTCTCTAAAAACTTAAAGTGAGCATTAATCAGCATGGGTTCACCTCCCATAAGGTGAAACTTCTTACCATTGTACATTACTTCACTGTTCCAAAGCTCACTGTCCAGAGCCCAGTGTCCCATTTTTGTTGCTTTATTTGCATCTACTGTGCCGTATAGTTCTCTTTGATCGCTGATCCAGCTGCTACTTGCATGTGGACCACAGAAATGGCATTTAAAATTGCAGGTTGTTCCCGGCTCTATTTCTAGATCCCAGGGAGCCTCTACTTTATCTAATTCTGCCTGCACTTCGTCCCAGGTTATTTTATCTGCAAAGAAATCAGCCAGTAACTTGTATAGTGTTGTTTCTCCGCCTTCCCAACTTTTATTCATAAAGAAGGTCATCACACGCTTTCTGTGGCTTTCCCCTTTGTGATCATCCACAGTCCAGCATCTATGGCATAATTCGGAACGCTCATTGTTTTTAAATTGTTGTCTAAATTCTTTATTTTCTTTTGATGCTATAAACGTATCAAAATCAATGTAATTGATGTTTGCATCTTGGCCTGATTCCATTACATGTGTGTCAGCTACACAGCATGGTTTAAAGTCCCCATTGCCGTCAATGGCCTTGTGCAGATATGGCATTAGGCAGAAATTGCTTGGCACTTTGTTATACTTGTCAAAATCTTTATTCATTGTTAATTAAATTGCTCAGTAAAGGCATCATATTTAGTGCCACATGTTTTGGCGCAAACTGCCAATTTGCCTTCTGCACAACTTGGTTTGTTCCAGCTGTCGGGTATGACTTTTTGTATGAATTCTCCATTAATAACCTTGATCAGTGAGTTCGTTTTTAAATTTAATGAATCAATACCAACTTTATCTATGGCCTCCCAGATCTGCCCACCACGTTCTTTCCAATACCAGACATACATCTGGCCCGCTGTCCAACAACAAGGTTGTAAATAGCCTTCTGCCGTTATATAGATACTCTTTTCCTCAGCCACCTTACATTTTATTGGAACAGTATCCCAATACTTTTCCATGTCCTTTTTCTTTGTGGGGTCTAGATTAAATTTTTGGGCACCAACTTTTCCCTTGAGATCTTTGACCGTTGTCATTAGGTCCATGCTGTATGCTGCCTTGTCTTTGCTTAGGTCTGCAAGTTTTTGTATGGCTGCATTTTGATATTCGGGATTTTTTGGCATGCTGATCAATGTGGTGGCGGCGCCTTTTCTGTTACCTGCTTGGTGCTCTGTTTTGACCTGACCACGTGTATTACTAAAGAAGCGATTGCTTTTCTTAACATTAAATTTTTCAAAGCCCATACGCTCTGCAAGTGCTCGCGCTTCTTCCACTTGATGTTCATTATGTCCAAATACAATGAAATCCCAACGTGCTCTGCCACCTGCTGCTATAAATGCTTCCGCATTTTCCATGATCTTTTTCCACACGGTGCCCTGTCTATATAGATGATTTGTGTCCTCTAGCCCGTCTACACTAAAGACAACATAGTGATTCTTGCCCATGGCTGAGGGTAATTTGCTCCACCACTCAGGAGTTTTGGCGCTGGCATTTGTGTGGAAACTCAACTGCATGCTGTCATTATGTTTTCTCAGATACTGAAAAATTTCTAGTGTATCCCTGGCGCTTATAGGATCACCATAATTGCCACACATATACAAGCGTTTGAGTTGTTTAATAAATTTTGGTTTTAGAATCTTTTTAATATCATTCAAACTTAACTCGGCATCATGTAACAGTGGATTAACTTCGCCACCATTAATATTTCTAGCACATTGAGGGCAACTGGCGTTGCAACGCTCTGTAACCTCCAGGTGGACCGTAGTTATTTCAGATGCACTATACATTATTTTATTCCATATACCATATATCTATTGCCATGGCTTATGGCCATTTGCCCTGATACATTTGTATGTCTAAGTGGAAATTTTGTTTTTAATTCTTCCAGACTATTTACGCAATTCACATGACCCTCTATGTCAAACATGTCATTACTTTGTATAAGCACCGTCTGGTTCTCAGGTAATCTGTTAAACCAATCTTCACTCATATGCTCTGCGCTTGTATTAATGATGATGTCAAAGGCCATATCCGTGCCATCTACATTAACTATACCATTGTCTTTGAGTAAATTATTAATGTCACCCGCTATGGCAACATAAGGATCTTCGTCTCTGTCAGCAATGGTTTTACTGACGAAGGTTGCCCTCTCGTCAAGATCTACGTTCACTATGCATTTAATATTGATGTCATTAAAATACCAACGATGTTGCCCATACCAGCCGCCAACTAATAATATATTCATTGGTTTTGTGGCGAACTTTCTAATGCTTTCTGCCATCCAAATTTTGCTCAATACCTGGCTTTTGCTGAATAGATCGTTGGCAACCACGGTATCTGTGTTGTTAAAAAATAGATATAAATCATTAATAAACTTTTCTTCGCCCCAGATAGTATGCATTACCCAAAATAATAATTTTACAGGAATTTCCTCCTTGACCATCATCTCCGTGTATACATTCCATCTATTATCTCGTTCTTTATCAGGAAAATACTTGGCATCCAGTGCTAGTAATTTTTTAAGGGCCCAGGGCCTGTCTTCTATTTTATAATAACGTAATTGAATTATGGCCCGCATGAACTCATGTTTTCTCTGCTCATTTCTAAACTGAAAAAACTTTTCCAGACCAAATAACCAACTGTTTATATTTTCTTTATTTTCCATTTACGCCCAACCAATCATAAAATTTTTGTCTTAACCATTTAAAATCATTAACAAGTTCAAAGTTTGCATCTTTAGACTTGGCATATGCCACACCCTGTCGAGCACCCTCTATGGCAAAATATCCATATTGCGCTTCTATGCCGGCAGTGCACCACATGGCGAGCCTGTCCTGACTTTCTTGATCATTGTTATTCTTATTAAGGCCGGCACTTAGTTTAATTGCTTCTCTAAATGCTGTGCGCCAGGTACTATAGGGATTATAATTAAATCTATGCTCGCTAGCCAGGACATTTACTTTGATATATGCGTCTGCCAGTGTTGTTGTCATGTCAGGACGATCTAAGCGTTCTGCACTAAAACAATCTTTGCTAAACAGTTTAATGCCGCCGTGCCCGTAGACTAGGCCATTAATGGGATTTTTAGCTCTAAATACAGCAACGCTTTTGGGCTTTAAATCTACTTCTCTGTCGAACTTAAATCCATCTACTATCCAGCAATCACCATCAACAACATAGAATCTATCTGATTGGCACTTTTCGGCAATATGCTTATGACTTTCAAATATTGTACCAACACTGGCAACATCAATTGGATTTTTAACGACCTTGTTCAGCCGCTCCCAATTTTCATTTAGGTTATCTTCATTGGTATATAAGAAATATACTGGTATCATAGCTTTTGTGCGAATCCAAACAAGGGCAGTGCACTACAATTGAGCAGATTGCTCCAGGTTGTACCTTTGGGTGGGCAAATATTAACATGCTTGAACCATGCGCTTTGTGCAGCGTCTAATTCTACCAGAGGCAGTTTTAGTTGATCACAAAGATCTATTAATATAGCATGGCTTTTATCTTCCATATATTCGCCATGTACTGTGGTTATGCCGTAGACTTCGTTCCAGAATTCCTTAAACCAATCATAGTCTGCAACTACGGTGTGATCGAATTCTTCTACGTATAATTTCCAAGCCGCAAGTCTAGCACCATACATTGCCCAGGCGCCGTTTTCAACATCTCTGCCCACTGTCATCCAGATTAACCAACGGCTAAAATTGGCAGGATACATTCTATACTTAAATTCCTCTGGGTCTACTTTATGTCCTTGATCTAGACCCATCTTGACGCCTTCTCTAAAGCCTGCACGGAATGCCTGAAAGGCTGTGGCATTATTATATACAGTACCGTAGGTATTGTTCATCTGTTTATAATTTTCAAAGTCCCAGCAGAAATCTATATTATTTTTACCATCTGTCTTATCCGCTGCTTCATGGCTCTTCATATTTTTAACATATTCACTGTACCATAATTTAATGCCACCATTTCCATAGACAAGACCATTGACAATATTTCTACTACTCCAGCTGAACGTGGCTCTTGAAATGTCAGGCGTAATCTCTAGGGACCTTTTCCATATAGCAGGATCTACTAGACAATCTGCATCAACAGTAAAAAATCTATCACTGTTGGCTAACTCTGCACAGGCTTTATGCGCTGCATCAAAACCTTTAACGCCATGCACTCTCTTGACCAGGTGGCTATTGGGGTGTTTGTCCATCAGAGAGGAGAAATTTTCATCTGCATTTGGTTCGTCATAGCTAAGAAAAATAACAGGAACCTCACGTAGATTTACCAACACGGGCTTCTTTGTATTTTTGCTATCTAAATTTTCAAGAGAATCTATCAAACTCATTTCTAATCCAGTCGTAATTGTTAATTAATTTAAGTCGTTCAGAGTCGTGTGCATTTTCTATACCAAATTCTTTGCCTTTTATTGCTCCTGCAATTGCATACTCTCCAAACTTTCTATCCTTGCCTACACTGCACCAGGCTCTTAGACGCCGTATATTATCCTCGTGCCAGGTGTCTTGAACGTCATCGTCTATATTTTCCTTCAGTTCTCTGTTGGTTATATTGGCAGCTAATTTTGTACATTCCCTGAAGGCGCTACGCCATGTACTAAACTCATCATGGTTAAATGCGCTAACATTGCTGATTTCAGTGAAGGCTTTAACTGGTAATCCAAAGCCAGTGGTAAAGTCAATTGTGTCTTTGTCCTGTCTAAGTAAGGGTATTTTCGGTATTAGTTTAACACCTCCATAGCCATAAATCAAGTCATTGATAGGATTGATACTGCTCCAAAGGCACAAACATTCGCTTTCTGGAACACCTGGCCAGAATTCTTTAAATTTGCTGGGCGTGTAATCGAAATCAAAAGCATCCACAATTATGGCATCTGCGTCAACAACATAAAAGTTGTAGGTTAAACTTTCTTTGGCACATTGTCTATGTGCATTGACAAAGCCTTCTACGCCGTGTACACGTTTGGCGTGGGGTGCTTTTTCCAAAAGTTTCTGGAAATTTTCATCGGCAAATGGTTCGTTATAGCTGAGAAAAAACACGTCTAGCATTATGCTAGTATTTAATGTTTCAACTCAGCACAGACACATTGTATTTTTGTTCAAAGGCACGAGCATCATCAATGTTATTCACCATGGGCATGCCTTTGATGTTTAGGCTGGTGTTCAACAACATAGGACAACCGGTTTCTGCGTGCCAATTCTCCAATAGCTTTCTAAAACCAGAACTATCATTCTTGCCCACTGTCTGCACACGACTGGTGCCATCTGCGTGTATGATTGCAGGGAATTCTTCTGGGCGTTTGCATCTGGCAACGAATTGCATATAGGGACTGGTGTCTATGTGTGCTGGCATTTCAAAATATGTGTGCACATGCTCTTCTAAGATTGCGGGGGCAAAGGGTCTGAATTTTTGTCTTCGTTTGATTGCGTTAACTGTGTCCTTGATTTCCGTTCCTCTAGGATCTGCCAATAAACTTCTATGTCCCAGGGCACGAGGACCGAATTCTGCCTGTCCGCTAGCCACTCCCACAATTTTTTTAGTTTTGAGTACATCTATTGTAGCCTCCACTGGATATTTGTCCCCCATATCATAGCCCAGGTACGGGCCTGGCCATGTGATATGCTCACCTATGTATGCTGCCACTGCTCCTACACTGCTGCCGGCATCACCGGGATTGGGCATTATCCATACATTATTCCAATCACCTGTTATCGTACTGTTGGCCACACAATTAAGAGCGCAACCACCCATTAATATTAGATTGTTACTGTCAAGTCTTAGATTTGCCCAGATGCTAAGATTGTTCAATAACTCTGTGTACACTGCCTGGGTAGCGGCAGCGATGTCGTACATGTCCTGCTCTGATGTCAGGTCTGGGCGCCACCATGAACAACCGCGGTGTAGGTTATGCTTGAACCTTATTTCAGGTGCTCGAATTGATTTAAAGAAATCGTTGTAGATATCTGCTTTCAGCCTATCTGGATTACCATAAGCAGCCATGCCCATTAAGATGTATTCTTCTTCGTTGGGCTTTAGGCCGCAACGTTGTGTCATTGCACTAAACCATATGCCCACACTATGCGGATAGCTTTGACTGTAGACCTTTTTAAGGTTATTACCTTTGCCTTCCCATACTGTTAAGCACTCAAATTCACCAATGGCATCAATAACGATAACAGTGGCATCACTAAGCCCACTTGTATAATAGCCTGCGGCTGCATGGCTTTCGTGGTGTTTGCCAAATACCACAGGTTGTGTCAAATTATATTTGGCAAGGTATTGTTTGATGTCATTTTCTTGTGCTCGCCATCCTTGGCCTGCGTATAACTGTCTTACGGTTTTGAGCCAGGGTTTTTCATACCAGACAATTAACTCAGGTTCCCCGTATTGCAATGCGTCTTCAATCACACCTCGACACAAATCGCCATCATTTTTAATACCACTATAGCGTTCGCTATGCGCGGCAAATTTTAGTTCTTTGTCGTGCCAGACGCTAATTGCGGCATCATGGCTGTTGGCACTTATACCCCAGATATTCATTATGCTTCCAATAAATTAAGTTCGTTGATATATTTTGTCATTCTTTCTGCTATGTGTATGTGTCCTTCTACCGAAGGATGACATCCATCATGACAGATGAATCGCCCAGAATCTTCCTGTGTCCATTGTTGCAGTGAGCTATTAAAATCTAAATATCTTTTGCTCTTTAATTCTTGTTTGAGATTTTTCAAAATATAATTATTTTCCGTATTGAACGGATCATCTACTAGTGCGTTAACAAATACATAGGGCACCTTATGAGTTTCTAATATTTTTTGCACAGCATTTTTAATGATTAGGCTTTCAAAATATCCACTGAACTCAGTGTATATATTGTTGTAGTAATACTCTATGTCTTTTTTACGTTTTTGAGTAAAGTATTGTACTAGCACGTGATCCCATGCCTGTGTTTTATCATCCCAAAAAGAGCTACGTATGTGACTGGTCCAGGCAATGGCTACGAATTTGTCTTTGAAATTTTCAGCATCAAAGTTTCTAATGAACTCTGTGGCAATATATTTGTTGGAGCAACCGCCCATGCCGTAATTTCTCACAGTGGTATTAAAATTATAACCAAGGCAATAAGGCCATGACCTATAGTGGTCAACACCTTCGCCTTGTGTAAAACTACATCCAAAAGCAGCTATTTCTTTAATCATTTGTAAATGAATGGATCTCTTTTACGTAATTCTTCTATGCGTTTTTTAATGCGCTCTTCTTCTGCACGTTGCTCTTTTCTTTCGCGCAGTATTCTGAAAATGTTCAGTTTACCCAATAGGTTTCTTATAAAAGACATGGTAATGATCTCCTAGTCATATTTATTATCTACGTACATAAATATTCACATGGCAAATATTTTATTGATTGGTGACAGCTGGGCTATAACCCCGCCACATCTTGCGGAAGCAAGCAATTGGTTTGAATATCAGCTCATGAAACGTGGCCACAACGTCTTCGCCAAATGCTGGGGTGCGAGTCAAAACTATTTTCAACTGCACCTTGCAGAAACATTTCTAGAAGCTACCAAAAACAGTCATAAAATAGATCTAATAATTTGGTTCCACACAGAAGTCATGCGTGACTGGAATCCAGGACATCGTGAATTTAATTTCGAAAAATATGATTTTGATGGGCTAATAGATGCACTTGCTACACAATCTTACCAAAGGGCCAGTGATCTCAAAAATAAATTCCCAGATATAAAATGGGCCATTATAGGTGGCCACTGTGCCCTAAGAGAATCAAAAAAGCACATACTAGACTGGGCAGATTTTAGGATAGATAATTGGCGTGGTGAAATTGTAGGCAAACCCATGCCAGAATGTCATACAACAACATTTTTATGGTTACTTGAACAATATGTGGAAGTTTTAGGCACTGATGTAGTTGAGCGTGAACTGGCAAATAGGGAAATTATTCTAAAGGCCTGCGAAGATAGAAATTTATTCTATGACGGAATACACCCACATATAGGACCGATCACAGATCTGGCAAATAAGATTATTACAAAGTTTGACTTGTAATTAACGACGCTCTATATCTTCTTCCTCGCATCGTTCACCATATTGTATTTCAACTATCTTGCATGGAATATCATAGGGATTGTATAATTGATGCCATGTATTAGTATCAATTTTAATCTGTTCATGCTGAGATAAATTGTTTTCTGTGAAGCCACCCTCGCCGTCGGGTAGAAGTACAACTCCATTTCCGCTACTAACAATCCAATACTCTGATCTTGCACCATGGCGTTGCATACTCAACCTGGATCCAGGGTTAACTGTTAATTCTTTTACTTTCATACCAGGTACTTCGTGTAATACACGGTAATAACCCCATGGGCGTTCTGTCTTGGGTGCTTTCCATTCCTCGAGAATCCAGCTTGAACTGTTCTTTTTATCCTCGCCGCCTACACCAAATACATATTTTAAATTAGGTGCCATGCATCTACGCATCTCTAATATATTTTTTCCTGTTCTGTCACCGCCGTTGGCAAAAATGACCTCAGCACCATTATAGTCAAACATTACAGAATTAATTGCCGCCACAGCACTATCGTCACTGTCATCAAAACTTATAACTTTGTCCACTGCTTTTAAATTGCCCACAACATCTGCTCGTTCCTGCCAGGTCATAAAACTACGTCCTTTTTTGCGGCGTAGCCAATCGTCACTGTTGATGCCTACAATTAATTTGTCACCAAGAGCTCTAGCGGCATTTATATAAGATATGTGCCCGCTATGTAATGGGTCAAAGCCCCCTGTAATTAAAACAACTTTCATTTTAATCTCTAAAAATATCTACAAATTTTTCAATTAGTTCGTGTCTGGCAAGTTCACCACGTAGTGCAAGTCTGTTGAAATTAAACTCTGTTATTTCTTCTGCTCGTCGACTAATTTCATCTAATTCTTCTTTTGTTTTTTTACTTATATTATTAATTACTTCTATTAATTTTGCAAACCTGGCCTGATCATCAAGAATGTCGTCGTAGCCCTCATCTATTAAATTACCAAACGTCATGTATCCTTTTTTACGCATGGCTTTTAAAACACCTGCAGGACCAAACACTATAAATGGCATCTTATAGAGTATTGGTTTGAATATTTTTTCACTGGCATGTATACCTTTGAACGAACTATTATTAAAATTATAAAAGGTAGTTTCTGTTACGATATAAAAATGATAGCGAGTGTGCTCTGTCATATAGCTATGACTTTGGTGCGTGTTAAGTTTTGAGGTGTCGTCTACTACCAAGGGCAATAGTTTTTCAATCTCGTCTGCATCTTGTTTGATAGTAGACAGTTCCTCATCAGTAAAGAATCCAGTGGCAAAATTTTGTAATTTTTCACTGTAGGTTTGCTCACTAGCAGGATCATTTTTTAAAAAACTTATGGCAAAATTTTCTAATAAATTATTTTTCCATAGCTTCCAAAGTAAATGGACTCTATGATGTTGCCACATTCTATTTAGGCATATAAATGTATTCAATTTTGTCGATTTATTATTGACATCTTTGAATTGGCCTATGTTCGTACTTACAACGATTTCATTCCAATCCGCAACTATTATCTTAATGCCCCAGGGATTTTCTATATTGTCGACATCTATCGCACCAGTGAGAAAAATTATTTTTTCTCTGGGAATTTCATTAGCATCAGTTATTTTAAGTAATTCTTCTACTCTATATATTTCTAATGGATCAACGGCGTCATTAACTAGTAGATAGCCCTTGCCAAATTTAATACCCCACAGAACAATATCTGTCATTTCCGATATTAAGTTTTCTGGATGTTGCCATATATTCCAGGGCAGTTCATATAGAAAACTATCACCGTATTTTAATGAGTATGGCGTGCATAACTGAAAAACTTCTTCGTTATTATGATGGTCTATAACGTTTTGAAAATATGAATTAACCCAAAAAGAATATTTGTTGTCATTAACATATTCCAATGTCTTTATATCTGGAGGCTGTGCGTTGTTTGCTGGACCAAATTTGCCAATTATGTTATACACTAATTTTATTTTCTTCATAGTGGCTTACCCATGCCTTGCCAAAGTTTTTACGTCTAGCAAAAAATATTTGTTCGCAGAAAGTTGTCAGTGACATATTTTTATTTTCTAAGAAATCAAACTTGTACGTTGTCTCTCGATCGAGGTCAGAACCATCTCTCATAAATCCCAAAAAGTCATAGTTTGATTTTACTATTCTAGGATAGCTGTTTAGCTCGGCATGGTTAATTAAGTAATTTCTTTGGAATTCTACCAACTGATCAATAACGTCTGTGTCTAAATACTCAAACTCTTTCTTCATGAAAGCTCTAATGACGTCAAATACATGTTGACTTTTTCCACTTGCATGGATGTTGATGACACTTCTATGTATAAGATTAACGCCGAAGATGTTAACTCCCGCCAGGTTAGGATGATTAATTTCGCCATCTTGCATCCATTTCTTAAAGTAATTTTCTGTGTCTGTCATCTCTTTTAACATCCACTCGTCGCTCTTTATAAAATCATAAAGTCGTTCATAGAAAGCTTCATATTCTATACCGTACTTTTGATACATAAACCTACTTAGAAATGTAGTAACACCATTGATGTGAAATGTATTCAAGAACCAACTAAAAATTATTGCTTCTAGCATTACGGAACGTGGCATGTCCTTAGTACCAACAACCACCTGTATACCTTCCCTAAGCTCATCCAGGTTATTTGCGCCGTCTAGATAATCCCAAACAGTAACAGATTCCAACCCATATTCTTCGCGCTGTGTAAGATTCATTTCGGCGTTTTCTAATAGCTGTGCTTGATATATGGTTACGCCTGTGTGGTTACCTGCTTTAAACAACTTCCAAAAGTTCTGTTTCCAGGTATCTAGAGTTTCCCCTGGCATACCTAGTATTAATTCAGTGTATAAAGGTATTTGGTTCTGCTCACAAAGTTTGAATACTTCTTCGATTTGATTGATGGCTAAATTTTTACGCTTGATTGCTTCCAGTGTGCCATCGCTCAAACTCTGTACACTAAGGTTAAGACCTAGCTTGCTGTAACCCGTACTAATTAAAGTCTTTACAATGTCAATAACTTCTCTGCGCTGGTTCTTTGCCCAGCTGATTGTGTAGCTCTTAGGATATCCATACTTTGCTTGTACTTCTACAAGTTTCTCAGCGATTGCCTTGTCACGCTCAGGAAATATGCCGAAGTTAGCATCTGCAATATTGATAAATCCGCAGTGATTTTTGCCTATCCACTCTAGCTCATCAAATACTCGTTCAAGTCCAAACTTTTTAACTTTGTTATATGTTAGACTTCCCCAGTCACAGAATGTGCAAGCATAAGGACAACCACGATTGGTTTCCAGTGTGGTGTTCCATTCTATATCTGGATGCTCTGCCATCATCTTGTCAAAGTAACCCATTAGATATGGACTAGGTATATCATCCAGATTATCAATACGTTGCGGCTTGCCAGTATCTATTAGATGACCATTATAGTTAATCAATAAACCAGATATTGTTTTTAAATCTGTGCCATCTACTAGGCCTGCTAGTAATTTTTTAAATGTTATCTCACCCTCTTGCTTGACAACAAAATCTATATAGGGTTGTGTAATAAAAAAATCTGGATCTTCTATGGCAGGTTCGGGACCACCGAATACAATTTTTATTTCTGGCTTGACTCGTTTTAATTCTCTGGCTAGTGTATAACTATAATTTCTATTCCAAACATAGCAGCTGAATCCCACCATGTCGGCTGTCTTTAACTTGGCCACGGCAACATCAATATCGTCTCTGCGCCAGAGCATATCTCCTAGCTGATAGTTGTCGGTGATTTCACTAAATTGCTGTGCGTATGACCACAGTATGCCTACGCTATAGGGAAGGTAGTGGGCATTAAATTCTTTTGGGCCTTGTTGGAAATTGACATTTACAAACGATACAGTATATTTCATTGATCTATAAGGCCGCGTGTTTTTCTATTGATAAACGACGCAATTTCTTTGGCAATAACTTTGTAACCCTCTATAGTGGGATGTATACAGTTAGTTAGATATTTAGCAGGCCATTTTAGCTTTTGATAGACTTCGTGATAGCCGCCATATTCGGTTATACCGTCTAGTCTTACCAATAATTCTACAAAATTTTCATAATCTGAATAGTCATGTAGATAGTTTTCCCATTGAATATTATTGATTAGATCTGAGCAATGCTGACGCATATAATGCTTTGCCCTACCATCAAATGCATTACACAATATAAATTGTAAGCCATGTGCCTTACAGAAAGTTTGTACTTCCATTATATTTGCATAAGTTTCCAAAATAGTCTGCTCTTCTGAATATACCATTTCTGCGTATGCATCCCAGAGTTTATTGTTTTGTCCGGGATGTGGCCACATGGTGTTGAAATCGTAGTGTCCAGTAAGTTTATAGGCGTGTTTTACGCCGTATTTTTCTTCGATATCTTTAAAATCATCTACTCTCTGTCTAAAAAAATCAAAACGTTCAAAACCACTCAGCTGCATGACCACATAGCCTTCTGTATTGGCCCAGTCTATATTGGTCAAGTACAGAGTTTTGGCTGCACCTCTGTTGCCAATGCCACGTTGTCCTAGGTTGATAGGTTCGTAGTCGGGGAAATAATTTTTACAGAGTACATTTACCCAACTGTGTTCTAACTCCATGGGTATTAGATGCACGCTTTCATGCATGGGTTTGTTGACCCTACCACCATACTGTTCAAATATATCTTGAGTGTAGCCACCCTCGCCCTGGGTCCAGCTGCAACCAAGCCCAATTATTACTTTACGTTTCATGTATTACCTGCAAACATATGTTCTGTTTGTATTACAAATAAATCTTTTCTATTTGTGTCTTCAATGGTTACAGACTTATCATGCATATATTTTTTCCACTCAACTATTTTCTTAGGCCAGAATCTATCGTCATAGATAATATCGTGCACTCTGTGCCTATTGTGTATGATTTTGTCTTTTAAAGGCACGTACAAGTCTGAGATGTCATCTAGACTCATTAGGGATAATTTTTTAACTTCTGCTGCGAACATTTCAACTCTTTTGTCGAGATCTTTTTCTAGATCGAAACTATAATCAAATACTTCTTCAAATATTTTAAATCCTAATTCATCTCTTAGGTAATGATTAAATCCAGGCGAACCAAATACTATAAATGGCTTATAAAACCACATGGCCATGGTTGTCTTTTCTGTGACAAAGATTTGATCAGGGCTAGATTCTGCGATTACGCTAAATGCCGCATCATTATAAATTTTTGGTAGCCTATAACAATTGTATCTTCCCAGATCATCGTAAAAGTTATCACCAGGTATAACTATTTTTTTAGGTATAAAGTGTTTGAATGTAAATTGATCAACGCTTGGTAAGCTAACAGCATTCCATGATATTAGATTCTCTTCCTGGAATAACCCCAGCCTGGCGAATTCATCAATAATTTTACACCTGAACAGATGTGCTCTATGATTTAGTGAGCAAAATTTATATGTGAAACGCTTGGGCGTAAATTCAGTTGGTGGGGGCAAAGCAGTAGGATCAAATCGTTGTGTGTCTATAAAATGATGTTTTGCTTGGTGGAAGAAATTAACTACATAGGGCTCGTATACTACCCTGTCTCGTTGCACACATTTATCTACATCAGGAGTTGCTACTAGTATGTATAGTGTCGCGGCGGGATTGCTGTCCAGATATTCACTAAAAACAGCATACTCTGGCATATGATGCACGCCGATTTCTTCAATACATAACCATTCTATTATTTCTGGTCGTTGAGTGTACAACCTATTTCTTAGATCATTAATATCAAATGTCTGCCAGGTAAAAAATTGAAAATATTTAGACATTTTTCTTTTCTACCTGTTCTTTAATCCATGCGTAGGTGATACGTAATCCATTTTCCAAATCCTCACCAGGGGCCCAGCCAATAACATCATTAATAAGTTTATTATGACTGTTCCTGCCCATAACACCCAACGGTCCGTCCACATTTTTAATGTTGATTGTTTTGCCTGAAATGCTGGCGATCAATTTAACAAGTTCATTAATGCTTATCATTCGCTCGCTGCCCAGATTCAATGGTCTATCATAGTCGCTGGCCATGATCCTTTCAATGCCCTGTAAACATTCTTCAATGAACAAAAAGCTTCTTGTTTGTACGCCAGGTCCCCAGACTTCTACGGTTCCACCATCTTCGCACATGGCAACTTTGCGACATAGGGCTGCTGGTGCTTTTTCTTTACCGTTGGCCCAGCTGCCCAGCGGTCCAAATATATTATGGAATCTGGCAATGCGTGCACGTATGCCATGATTGCGTGCGAATGCCATGTAGACACGCTCGCTGAATAATTTTTCCCAGCCGTATTCACTGTCAGGATCAGCAGGATATGCACTGTCTTCGCTTAGTAAGGGATTGTCTGGTTCTGTTTGATTTCTACTAGGATACATGCAGGCACTGCTGCTATAGAATACTCTTTTAACACCCTTCTTGACCATTTCATGCAAGACGTTTAGATTAATTATTGCACTGTTATGCATTATGTCTGCATCATTGTCGCCAGTAAAAATATAACCTGCCCCGCCCATGTCTGCTGCCAACTGATATATTTCATATACATCTTCCGTGATTAATTTTGCAACATTCTGTGGGTCACGCAGATCCATGATATGAAATTCATGCGCTTCTGTTGTACTGTATTCTGGATATTTTAAGTCGGCACCGATAACATAGTAGCCATCTTTTTTTAATTTTTCTGCAAGATGTGTTCCTATGAAACCACCTGCACCACATACTATAACCTTTTTCATTTCCCTGGCTCCTGTAACTTCTGCCCCATATTTATCGCAGAATTTTTGCATTTCTATATGTTTACGATTTCTCAAATGCTGGAAATTATATTCAACAATTTCCTTGACATTTTCTTGTAATAAAATCTTGTCATCATCTGATAGATTGTCAATTTCACTGATAAGGTCCATTACTTTTTGCATACGCAATTTATAATTGGGTTCATCATCATAACTCTCGTCCCAGATATCACCAAATGTTTTAAAGCCCATGTCCCTTAGATACTTCAATGAATGCTGAGGTCCGATCATTATAAATGGCTGCTTAAAGATTATGGGCTTCATTGTTTTTTCAGTTATGTGTATCATCTCCACTTCAAAGTTTGTTTCTGATACGATGTGAACAAGACTCTCATCATAAAATTTTACTGTCTCTGCATAGACATCATCTTCCATGGGGAACTTATCAAACTCACCGTTGTCAAGTATTAATGGCAAACGTTGTTCTAGTTCTTTTATTTGTTCGTTTGACAGATTAATGTTTTCCCTGTTGGCAATTTCTCTGGCAATTTCAAACCAGGACGCATGACTACCGGACTGTTTGGCTGCAAAACTGATATGTGTCTTGTCTAATAAATTCCTTTCAAACAACCGTAGTAAAAAATCAAATCTATGCGGTCTGTAACGCCTATTGAAATTTAAGAAAGTTTTTTTCCTGGGCCCAATAACATATTTTCTGTCACACAATCTTTGATCATTTGCAACTTGTATTTGATCCAGCAAATAAATTCCTGCATACTCAAAGGTCATCTTGGGTTCAAGGCCGCGATGCAGGCAATATCTTTCGTAAATTTCTTGACCGTTGAGACAGTTACTTAGATATATGACTCTAGTTAAATCTATACCTTTATCTGCAAAATAAGATTGTATTTTTGTAATTGTGTAATCATCAACAAAGCTCTCATGATGATTCGTTATTAGTATCCAGCCTTGGCGTCTATTAACGGCATCAATTACACTTTCATTAATGGGGACATTCTCAAATACACCAATGCCAGATTGGAACGCTGACGATTCAAAATTTCTTTTGAATGACATGGTTAATTCATATAAGAAGGGACCAGTGGTCATGCCCAGATCATAGACTGGTATACTGCGTGTAGGTACGTAATTTCTATAAAAAGTTGCCACGGGGTTGACATCGTCTGTTGTTATATGTCGTTGCCAGTCTATTCTAGGCATGGCCTTGGCTAGATCGTACACATCAGGTATTTTTGTGTTAATTATAGGACCACGCGGTCCGATCCATTCGTATAAAAATTGTAACTCTTTAGACATGATAAGATTTAGTTACGTCCTTATAACCATTTTGTCTTTCGAAATCGTCGAAGGCAGCATGTGTGCCCATTGGTGTATATTTGCCACCAGGGCAAACAGAATTTAAATAGTTTTCCGCATGGTCTGCATATCTTGCCATTACGTCCATGGATAATCCATCAATGGTTCTCATCGCATGATCTTTTATCCAAAAAAGGAATTGCATTGGACTTGGATGCGTATCTAGAAATTCTATATGTTTACCTTCATGGTAATATGAGCATGTATATTTCCATGCATTGTGGCCGTATGTTTCTTTTATATAATCATTGAAATTTTTATCTATTAGATGATCTTTATACTGTTGCATGGTTCTTTTTAATAAATCATATTCAGGTGTTATCATTGTATTCTGATAATGCACATTAAATTCTTCATTATGAGAATCCAAATGCACCATTGAAAATTTATTCAAGAATGCATAGTACCATTTACAGCCTGTTTCCTCCAATAGTTTTGCTACAGCAACCATATAAGTTAATTGTTTTACAGTGGTTAGTTGATCAGAATTATAATAATCAAGACCGGCCATAACAAGTCTTTCTGCCGATGTATCTCCCAACATCGGCCAACCCCCATTGTTATCCAAGAAATCTATTCTAGCAGGATCAGTCCATTGAACTATAACAGTATCGTCTACTCCTATATTTTTATCCATGACCGCCTGCATGACTCTATAGAAGATAACAAAGTTACCGCACCCTGGCTGACCATAATTTAATGTTATGTCAAAATTTTGCCCTATTATATTAGGCCAGGTGGGCCAGCGGTATTTTGTGAAACTATCACCAAACGCAATCAATCTTCTCATTTTGTATTTTTATGATGCTGTGGTGTGCCATCTCCTAATGGCTGGAATTCGCCATGATAGTCAACCTTGATCGTATCATACCACTGAATTAATTCGTAGGGGAATGTTGTCCAAAAATTAAACCCATTGCGTTTGTCATACTGTTCGTAGAATGCCCTAAAGTCATGTTGCAGATCTTCCTTGTTGCCTACACGTACATGTGGTTTTTCTACCACTTCAATATAATCTATTAGACGTTCTATCTGACTGCCTTCTCCTATTTGAATAGCAGGGAAACCGTCTTTGACTAATTTCTTCTGCTTGGTAACTTCATACCACGTTTTGAGTTTCTCACGCAGCAGGTTCTTTAAATGATCTGGTAGCGCAAGAGGACTCATAAAGCTGGGCCAGCGCAATATGTTTAGATCCAACATAGGCTTGTTGTTGCCAAAACGATCCTTTAAACTTATCATATCATCCATGAATTCAGTAATACTGAATAGGCATAGACTATTGATAGTCATCATGATTGTTACTGCTCTGGGCTTGCCGTTTTCTAACATGTAGACCAGATTGTTTCTCCATGTATCATAATCTAGGCCAGCACGTATGTAATTTGCGTGTTTGCCATAGGACTCGTTACTGGTATAGATATCGAACTCTTTTACTTTTAGAGTGTTGGTATAATGAACTAGTTTTTCCAACAACTCCTGTTTCATACCAAAGTTAGTATTAACCGCAATACGCAGGTTGGGATTTTCTTCCTGACTTAACATTTCCATAAAGCGCCAGAAATTATGACTCATGGTGGCTTCGCCGCCTGTGATGCGTATTTCCTGTAACTCTGTACGCAATTGTGGCCACCAGCGGAAGAAAGCTTCTACGTAGGGATTTCCCGTGTTAAATTTACCGTAGGGATCTGCCCAGCTGCCATCATGATGATATGCGCCACGCCCATCACTTTTCATATGCTGATAGGCGCCATGTTGTTTCATCTGTCTTGCCCACTCGGTGCTGTAGCCTGCATTGCAGTAGCTACAGCTAAACTGGCAGATGCGATCAAAACTGATCTCCATGGTTTTGGGTATAATATCTTCTGTATGCGCTCTAGTTGGTATCTTTTGTATGTCTTCTATCTTGTAGATCATGCTCTTGAATACACGATCACTGACATTCTCTCTGCCTATGTCTTCTACTTTCCAACAATAATCACATTCATGCGGGCGGTGACCATCCAGCATGAGTTTACGCATTTTCTTTTTGTGGTTAGTATTGTGTATTAGGCTAGGATTCCAACGTAGTTCATCTTCGCCTGCTTCTATCATGTGTGGCAGTGGCAAGTGACAACTCATTGTTTCACCACTGCCCAGGTGTATGCTTGTATTATACCATTTTGCAGCACAAAAGCTGGGACTAATACTGTCTAAATTTTTCTTGCGCCAGTCGTATAGTTCGTTTCCCATTGATTTTCCTTATGCTGTAAATTTATCTGCAAGAGATTTTGCATTATAATCATCATATACCTTTTTACACTCATAGTAAAAATCAGTATACTCGGGGAATGTTTCTAGGAAATTTGTGCCCCTACGGCGATCATGTTCATTGACAAAGGCATAAAAATCCCCCTTGGCCTTGGACAAGAATTCCCAGTCTGGTTTATGATGATTTCCTTCTATCACTCTATAAATGCGTTTCATTCTACTTATTTCATAATCGAAATATCCCTTGCCGCAGAGTGGTAGCCAGTAGGTCTGCTGCATGTTTTTATACATGTAGCTAACGCTGTCTTCTACATACTTGATCATGTCATAGGGTATGATCCAAGCAGACAAGAACTGTGGCCAGCGCAGGTATGGAATATCTAGACTTACGGGATGTGGTCTAGTTGGTTGTACGGTGTATTGTTCTTTAAGTACCAAGACATCTTTCATAAAGTCAGTAAAACTACTAACGCTAAGAACATTATACGTACTCATTATTGTGAGTTTGCTGTCTCTGATTTCACTTAGAACTCTATGACAATTCTTTAACCATTTGTCGTAATTTAGGCCGAAACGTATGTACTCTGCACGTTTGCCATGCGCTTCACAACTTGTGTAAAGTTTAAAACTCTTAATGGCACCTTTTTCCTGTATGATGGCCATGCGTTCGACGAATCTTTCAAATATCTCGTCTGGGATACACAGGTTGCTGTTGATGTCTAGCTCTAACTCTGGCTGAGGATTTTCTATTAGATAATCCAATACCCTATATGTGTGTTTGCTCAACAGTGGTTCACCACCAGTAATTCTAAAGACTTTGAGTCCTTTAATTAGGTCAGGCCACCACTTCCAGAAAGCATCAACGTAGGGATTTTCTTCACGTTCAGGTATGGGCATTTTGCCTATTTGTTTAAGATAATCAAGGTTATTATAACCTATACTAAACAGTTCATAGTGACCATGAGCCTGTATTTCTTCCATCCATTTACTGGATACTTCTGGGCTGCAATAGCTGCATTTGAAATTACAAACATTACTAAAACTTATTTCAAAATAAGTAGGATTAGCATCATCGTCCCACTTGGCATTTTTAATTTCTTCTATATAGGGTCTTGCCCAGTGCTCAGATGACTTTGTTACTCGGTCGCTGAATACTTCATCGCCTGTTTTTACTGGGCTATCTTCTACACGCCAGCAATAATCACATTCTGCAGGTCGTTGACCTTCCAACATCATTTTACGCTGTTGCTTTTTAAAATTTGTATTATGAATAGCAGTGGGATTAATTAAAACCTCATCAACAGGAATTTTATGAGTTGTTGGGTGGTGGCAACTATGTGTCTGTCCAATGGCCAGATGCACAGTAACCTGTTTCCATTTTGCAGCACAAAAGCTGGGACTTATTGTATCCAGTTCGGCTTTGACCGATGGCATTAATGCATTAACATCAAATTTTCTATCTTCTTTTTCCATGTTATTCTATGCTGTTTTCTACTTGGCTTTCTTTAACCATTGCACCTAACCTAGGAGGATTGATCCAACTCTCTTTGAAGAATTTACTACCATTGGCGTCAAGCTCTGCTATTTCCAAGCCCAATCTAGTTCTCAAAACTTCTCCTAGTTTAAAGACTTCATCCTGTAATTTTCTTTTATCATATGTCCAGCCAGTTGCCTTGCATATTTCTGCTCCACCACTGAATTGGGGCTGTACGCTCTGCTGCCAGAAGGCATCATGCCATTTAAAGTCTCTTACATTTTTATAATCAAAACTGTCACGTGCTAGATTGGTCATATAGGCACCTAGTCTAGTGCCAAACATAGCCCATAGACCATTTTCAACATCCGCACCCACACTTGCCCAGACTAGAAGTCGCTTGTAATTTCTATCATGTACTCGTTCTTTTAATCTTCTAGGATCAACTGTTTGACCAGCTTCTAATGTTAACTTGACACCCTCTCGGAATCCTGCACGATACGCTTGGTATGCGCTGGCATTATTATGAACATCACAATAGATGTTGTTCATCTGATAATAATAGATATCCCAACAAAAGTCAACTTGTGCTTTGGGGTCATCTGCCGCTTCATGTGTACGCATTTGTTCTACAACATGTTTTGGCCACATCTTAATGCCACCGTTGCCGTAGACTAATCCGTTGATGACATTTTTTCCAGCCCAGCTTATAACATCATGTTTGCCCACTTTGTTCATATCAATTTCTATCGTAAAGAAATCATCGTGAACAATATTGTCAGCATCCACAGTGATGAACCTGTCTGTTTCCGCTACCCTGGCGGCGGCTTTGTGGCAGGCATCACTGCCATAGACGCCATGTATTCTTTTCGCCCAGGGTGCCTTTTGTTGTAAGTTAGCATAGTTTGCATCAGCATTAGGTTCATCTAAACTCATGAAAACAATGTCAAAATCTGTAATAGGTACTAGCATAATTATCCTCTAAATGTAGGTGTAGGTGATCTGTGGTCAACCTTACAGCATCTTTTGATTTTAATTCTATTTCATATAAATTAAAATTATTCAATGCGCTTCTATTAATTCTTTTATATTCCATCAGACGTGTAGGATCAAACTTCGAGAACATATAAAACGTTATTTCTTCATTGATTTTAAAATTATTTGTGTCTTGCATTATACTTTGCAAAAATAATTTATTACCGTCTTGCTTGTATATTATCTGCGGTCTTTCATAATTGCCGCCAAGAGTGGGTCTTTCATATTCATTCTGTAGCGAAAATGTCAGTGGTAGTTCATTATTATAGTGCAAGAATGATATTTTTTTAAAATCATCTTTGCTATCAGGCAACCAATTGCACTTTTTTTCTATTTGCTGTAGGTTACACAACTCAAATATATTGATATCAATTTTATCATGAAGTCGTGTTCTATCTGTTTTGTCTATACAAAACAAACTGAAATGACCGTTATTTCTTTCCAGTCTATGTTCTGACAAGTTATCAGACGACATATATCGTTTTAATTTTTCATAGTCTAATACGACACTAATCTTTTTCAATACTATGTCGCAATATACGTGTACCACTGCTTCTGGATTATCATGCGGTACGAACACATAATCAAATTCTGATTTAAGGTATGAGGGAGATTCCAGTGTTATTTCTTTTGATCTATCCTTGTTATGTTTAACATGAAGTCTAGATAAAGGAATTCTACCATCAAAAATTTTGTTTATAATATTTTCTTGTTTGGTAACAAATATTCCATAGCGCAAAGAGGATGCAGCTTCTCTTTTTTCAGGAGTTATTTCAATAATACTATTTGTTAGTTTATCGTACTCTACAAAAAATTCTAATTCCTTTTTTTCTTTTTTTCTTAGAAGCCTTGGTTGTACGTCAAATTCATAGTCTTGTAATAATATATCAGACGTTTGTTCTTCGTCTAATTCATTATCCAAGAATAGATCAGCACCTGGATCTTCCGTCCATTGTTCTCTAATATCGCCTAATTCGGGGGCTGACCAATCAAATTCTTCCATTTAATTTTTTAGCAGAGACAAGTACTCTTCTGATAGCCAGCCTGTATGTTGATATTTGACCAGTCCCAGCTGTATAAAATTTTCTATTTTTAACTTGCCTTCCTCTGTTACCCAATAGCTCAAAAACTTGTTCCAGGATTCCTTGCTCCATATTGGATTCCAAAAATTGTTTTCTTGAATGCTCAGATCTATGCAATCAACAAAGTCAAAAGTTTTTATTTTATCTTCTAGTACATTACGCAGGAAACTCACGACCCATTGTTCCCATAAAAATTCAGGGAAGGTCGGTAACAACAAATCATCACCGGAATCAGATAGTTGTCTGCTCCATTCTAAAAATTCCTGCTGTTCATAAGAAGCGCATAGATCAACAGCGATACCAAGAATATCCTTGGCGCCATATGACTGATTCAGGTAAACAGCATTGAGTACACTGGCATAGCCAAATGTTTTTTCCTCCGCACTGTCTTGCCAGTAGGCACTGGGCCAAATTCTATCTCCAGCAAAACTTAATTTTTTTTCGGGTATTATAATGGGACCCATACCACGTAGTGATTCCCAGACATCTACATTGAATTTTGTTAGCAATTGGTCGGGAAGCAATGCTATGGTTTTTTCTAGGGGAGTTGCTAGAAGACTTTTGAAATATTGCAATACCTTGTTTTCACCCACTGAATCTAAATGTATAAGATCAGTGACTCCTTTGACATTTTTTAATTCTTCATCAAAAGTAGTAACTATGACAGGTCGAGATGGGTCTATTTTTTTAATACTGTAGATTAACAATTCTACCTGTATTAAATTCTCGTTGGTTGCATTGACTATTAAATATCCTTCTTCCATTTATTGCTCCAATGCTAGATCTAATAAACGTTGTTCGTGTCTAAGAATTGCCAGCTTATTCATAAGGTGAACATTCTCATTTTTTATTCTACTGCAAATATTCTTCCAGGGTTCCTTGGGATCAGGGCAGAGCAGTACATAATTATTATATTTGTCGAACTGTACAATATCATCAATCTGTTCACTAAACCTCATGATTTCACCTGGCAGCTGGTCTACAAAATTTCCTTTTACTTGGCCATTAAGCAGGTGTATTGCAATACTGGCAGCATAGTCTGTTCTAAACAATCTGCCAGGAAATTTGTAAAGCCACTTATAATAGTCATAGTTCTCTTTGACATGTTCCCAAATACCAAAGAATAATTTTGCGCTTTCGCTTTCTGCATTCCAATAAACAACAGTTGACCACCACATGTCAATGCCATCAGGATGTAGTTTTTGTTCCCAAATTCTTGGTTTATAGTTACGTACACTGACAGCATCTTTATATAATGCCAGTTCACTGTCCGTATCAAAAATAAGATCTAGAGTATCGTTGCCTATAAAATAGTCAACGTCGATCATCAAGGTCTTTTTGTAGGGTGATCTATAAAAAATTGTATGTTTGTTTTTGTTGCTAAATTGCGTGTTGAATTCTGTCCATGGACTATCATGGTGGGTTCTAGTATTGCGCTCATGCTCTATGCTCTCCACGATCATGTGGTCAAAAGCCATGGCTATTAGATCAGGAGTAAAAGTTTTTTGTATATAATCATAGGTTGCCTGATCCGTCATCAAGGTAACATGATTATTCTTCATGTGTTTCTTTACTGATATGGCTGCGAACCACGCTAACCGCGCATAATCGATTTTGGAATTGTTATAGGCTATCAGTAATACGCCGCTGTCAAACTTATACATTTATTCCCACTAGTTTCTTTGTGTCTCTTAATTTTTTTAGTTTTTCGTTTTCTACGTAATATTCATTCAAAGCCTCAGTGTAGGTACTGATCAGTCTGCTGTGAAAATCAAGCAGGTCAGTTACCATGACGGGGTTTTCATTGTCATCTAAGAAAACGTATTGCTTAACATCAAGGTCCAATAACTGCTTGACAAAATTTATCAGCTCAAGTTTGGCTGTGAACATGTTACCATTATAGCCAATGGTCAACATAGTCTGCATACGCATTTTCAAATTTTGTTTTTGGTTGTTTAATGTAAGACGGTAGTTGCTGAATTCTAAAGCTGCCTTTAGTTTTTCATCCATGTGATGACTCCATTATATGCTATTTTAATTATTTATAACCTAAAACAGCATTATAATGGGTCTTCTATGGTGACATCGCTTAATGAACTGGACAAGCCAACAGGTAATGTTGATGTTCCACCTGCAAAGGTGAATTCTGGTGTGAGTCCGGGAATTTGATCTGGCGTAACGGTACTTAATGAACTGGACAAGCCAACAGGTAATGTTGATGTTCCACCTGCAAAGGTGAATTCTGGTGTGAGTCCGGGAATTTGA